ATGGTTTGCAAAAGTAAATCTGTTGTGTTAGAATCATGGGAAGAGGTACAAGAATACTGGTGGAATAATATTGAATTTAATCCTGATATGATTGATGAAGTAATTGACAAGCCAAAAACAACAAAGGGTTTTAAATAATGAGTGACTTTCTTTGGGTTGAGAAGTATCGCCCTAAAACAATTGAAGAATGTATTCTGCCTGCAAATACAAAGAAAACATTTTCAAGTTTTCTAAAGAAGGGTGAAGTTCCAAATCTACTACTTGCAGGCCCTGCTGGGTGTGGTAAGACTACTGTTGCAAAAGCTCTGTGTCATGAACTTGGTGCAGACTTTTATGTCATCAATGGTAGTGATGAAGGTCGTTTTCTTGACACTGTAAGAAATCAGGCAAAGAACTTTGCATCCACTGTGTCTCTGATGGGTGGTGCAAAACACAAAGTTATCATCATTGATGAGGCAGACAATACAACTCACGATGTTCAACTTTTACTTCGTGCAAACATTGAAGAGTTCTATGGTAATTGTAGATTTATATTTACTTGTAACTATAAGAATAAGATAATTGAACCACTACATTCAAGATGTGCAGTTGTAGACTTCTCTATCAAAGGTAAAGAGAAACAAGAGATTGCAGTTGAGTTCTTCAAGAGACTTAATTTTATTCTTGATGAACAAAGAGTTGATTATGATAAGAAAGTAATTGTAGAACTCATCAATAAACACTTTCCTGATTGGAGAAGAGTTCTAAATGAATGCCAAAGATACTCTGCAAGTGGTAGAATAGATACAGGTATTCTAGCAACATTCTCTGATGTATCAATCAATGACCTTACAAAGAATCTCAAGGAAAAAAACTTTCCCGCTGTTCGTAAGTGGTGTGTAGATAATTTAGATAATGACCCTGCTATACTTCTACGTCGCATATACGACTCTCTATATGGTTCTCTCAAGAATGCCAGTATCCCTGCCGCAGTTCTTATCATTGCTAGATATCAATATCAAATCGCCTTTGTTGCAGATCAGGAAATCAATCTCCTCGCTGCACTCACGGAAATAATGTTGGAGTGTGAATTTAAATGATTAAATCTTTTGGTTTATTGATACTTAGAATATCAATAGGAACCATGTTAATACATCATGGTTATGAAAAAACAGCAGATATACAAAATTTTGCAGATGCATTTGTAAGACCGATTGGATTACCATTTCCAATCTTCTCTTCATACATCGCAGCCTACTCTGAGATATATGGTAGTTGGTTGTTGATAGTTGGATTACTTACAAGAGTCGGTGCGTTAGCAATCATAGGAACTATAACAGTTGCAATCTATCATGCGATTGTCACAGCTGGTTTTAACATTTATTTGTTAGAACTTCTTATTCTATATTTTGGTGGAGCATTCTGTGTTCTCTGTTATGGTGGAGGAGAGTTTGCGATTGATAGATTCCTTAGAAAATTTAGAATAAAATTTAACAGACCACACTTACCTTTTGAATAATGAATTGTTGGCATTGTAACACCGAATTGATCTGGGGTGGAGACCATGATCTTGACGATTTTGAAGATATGGAGTATGATATAATTACAAACCTTACTTGTCCTAAATGTGAATCTTATGTAGAAGTCTATCATAAGATACAAAAATAATTATGTTATTAAAAGAACAAGATGCTGTTTATGCAGCTGATAAGTTCATCAACTATTTCTCTAATATGGATAGGATTGATGAATATCTGCGTAACGTAAAGATTGAACGTGTACTAAGTCGTAGTCCTCTTTCTCAGTTCTATGAGGAGGAGGACACTCATGGTATGTTTACTGCTTATGATATGCATCCAGAGGATATGGATATTGCCTGTTATGAAGCTAGAGATCTAAAGAAAACAAGTGGTAGAATATCTGGTATTCGTTCACTCAAAGAATTCAATGAGAAGTTACAGATTACAACATCTCATGCGATAGAAGATTCTGTGCCTGGTAAATCATTGAAGTGGATGATTGTAGAAAAGAATACAAATACAATCTTAGGATTCTGTAGATTTGGATCTCCAACAATTAATTCTAAACCACGTAATGATTGGTTGGGTACAACACCTGATCTAGGTATCTTCAATCGTCATGCCATCATGGGATTTATTATTGTTCCTACTCAACCATTTGGATATAATTATCTTGGTGGTAAACTTCTGGCACTATTATGTTGTTCTCATGAGGCTAGAGAACAGTTAAATAGTAAATATGGTTCAGATATTTGTTTGTTTGAAACCACATCACTTTATGGCACAACAAAGTCATCATCTCAATATGATGGATTGAAACCTTACATGAGATACAAAGGATTGACTATGAGTGATTTTACTCCTTTGTTACATGATGATGTCTTTAAAGGATTAAATAAATGGTTTATAGCGAGAAACAACGACAAACTCTTAGTCAAAGAGGACGCTTCGAGTCGCAAGTTGAAGACTCAACAAAAGATGATATCTATCATCAAAAAGAACTCGTCTTCTCAAAAGGCTGCGGAATTCCAGACTGCAATTGTAAATGCAAAGAACCTCACTGAAAAGAAAAGAGTCTACTTCAGTGACTATGGATTTGCTAATTCTAGAGAAGTTATTCGAGGAGATACTGACAAACTAGAGAAAAACCCCATCAACTTTGATAAATTCTATCAAGAGAACCTCATCAAATGGTGGAAGAACAAGGCCTCTAAAAGATATGAAAGTCTTAAGTCCAGTGGTTCTCTTAGAACAGAATTAGAGGTTTGGACTAAAGATATGCACATCGACATCATAAGGTAACTACTCATGATCAAAACACTAATCACAGAATTTCCTTTATCAGATCTTCCAAAAGAAAGAACTGTTACTGAGGAAAAGATTCGTAAGTACACATACACAAAAGAAGAAGTTAAAATTCTTCTTGAAGCTGCTGTTAAGGAAGCTGTTGATGAAGCACGGAGAATCGATGATGAATCAATGGCAAAACATAATCGTGATGCCACTGTTATCAGTATGATTCTTGGATTCACTACTCTTGCATTGTTTGTCGATGGACTATTAAGAATGTTGGGTATCATTCCACCATTCATGCATCTAGATGTAAACATTCTAGACAAAATAGAAACTGACATTATAGATAGAATAAAACAAGTCCCCATACAAAGGATACTACAACAAGGTTTCAGATGAACGACACTAGCGTCTTTATATATTTTCTTTGTTTTGCTTGTCTTGCAGGGGCAACCTTCGCATACATGTATGCTATGATGACCTCAACCTTGAGAGACTTCAATAGACAACAAGAGAGAAGAAATGTGCATCCAGAAATGTCTGATGTTAAATCTGGCGAAGAACTTTTAGTTTTTAAAGCACAGGATGAAGACGACGATGATGAAGGAGACGTTGTTATTATCAGAAAATAAATTATGAAAGATTTTGATGATTCAAACTGGAGGGAAGAGTATAAATCTTATACAAGAAATAAGATGGAACTCGATCTTCTTGAACATGGGCCAAAGAGTTTATCTCAATCATGGCATCTCCAAGCACTGTATAGTAATTGGAAAAAAGTGAAGGGTATTACAGATCCCGAACCTTTAGATTTACAAACTAATTTCAAAGACTGGAGCGAGAAACATGACTAAACCAAACGACCTCTGGGATGATATGTCTATTCTAAATTCTCTATATGGGGAACTTTGTTGGGATAATGATGACCCTATAGAATTTATACCTGATTATGAAAATGATCAAATCATTGTGAAAAGAAAAAAATGGAATTGAAAGATTGGTTAAACTCAATCAACACAAATAAAAATAATTTGATTGATGAGGATATTGATTTAGAAAAGAAGTATCCATCTTATATTATTAATAGATGTCTATCTGGACACATAGATGCGGTCATGTTTGCGAATGAAATGAACAAACATCCTAATCTAGCAAAGAAGTTACAATATGACTTTTTTCTAAATAGTCTCAGGAAAAGGAAGAGATACTCTCCTTGGCTTCGTAAAGAAGAAATTGAAAACCTTGATCTTGTCAAGCAATACTATGGTTATAGTAGTGAAAAGGCAAAACAGGTTTTAAACATTTTGACTAGAGAACAACTCTCGTTTATTCGAGATCGACTTGAGATTGGAGGTAGAAAATGAATTCTATTGTTGAACCTCAAATTAGTTGGTCGCCAGACCAAATGATTGAGATTACATTAAATGAACCTGATGATTTTCTTAAGGTAAGAGAAACATTAACTCGTATTGGTGTAGCATCAAGAAAAGAAAAAAAACTATATCAGTCTTGTCACATTCTACATAAACAAGGCAGATACTACATCGTACACTTCAAAGAGTTATTCGCATTAGATGGAAAGAGGGCCAATATCACAGTCAATGATGTACAAAGAAGAAACCGTATTATCCAGTTACTTTTAGACTGGGGATTAGTTTCTGTTGTTTCAACTGATAAAGTTAGTGACATCGCACCATTGAATCAGATTAAGGTTATCTCTTACAAAGAGAAGAACGATTGGAATCTAGAAACCAAATACAATATTGGTAAAAGAAAAAAACCAGAGGAGGAGTAAAATGGAAGATGACAACTTGCTAAGAGAAGTTGTGGGTGATGATAAAAATGATAAGAAACGTGTTGCAAATCTTAATGAAGAAAATAGTGACGATGAAGAAGTGTTACTATCTTAGTTAAATCATATAGATAGTTATGTGTTTAATTCAAAACAATCTATGCACAATCTTATATCGTTCAATAGTTTAAGACCTTGGATGAATGTCGAACGTGAGACATCTCCAAATGATTCAGTTGATGATTACTTTGAATGTATTTCAGAATGTGATGTAAGAGATAAATCTTGCGTCAGTAATTGTAGAGTTCTGCTAGACTAGGGAGGAAACCGAAGTGTTGTTAGGGGGTTCACCACCCCTTATTTTTTTGTCTGCTGTTATAATTAGTAGTGTCGCCTTCGGGGACAAATTTACACTCGCTTACTTAAGGAGAACTATGAACTTACAAAGGTATCGTGCTGCCGATCTAGGAGATTTAATGGATCGCATCACAAAAAACAGTATCGGTATGGATACTTATTTCGATAAGTTTTTTACTGAGACCATAACAAACTATCCACCTTACAATCTAATACAGGTAAATAATACAGAGTCTCGTCTAGAGATCGCACTTGCTGGATTCAAAAAGGAGGAAGTCCATGTCTATACTGAATACGGAAAACTATTCGTTGAAGGAAAGAAAAAAGATAAGAAGACAGAATCCGAGTATGTCCATCAAGGACTGGCTCAGAGATCTTTCAACAGAGCCTGGACACTCTCAGATGATTTTGAAGTCAGAGATGTCACGTTGGAAGATGGACTTCTTACCGTTAAGTTGGGTAAAGTAGTTCCCGACCATCATGCTCGTAAAGATTACCTATAAATAAATTTTTATAGACACAAGACCACTTGACTTTTGTTGGGTGGTCTTTTATAATGTAAACATAGAGAGTATTAAATGTCTGTTAAATTAGTAATGCTCAAGTCAGGTGAGGACATCATTGCCGACGTTAAAGAGCTTAAAACTGAAGAAGGGATTGTTGGATATTATTTTCACGACCCCTTGATTGTAAAGATGTATCACCCAGAAGAACCAACTGTTTTAAATGAAGAAGGTTCATCAAGAGAGTATGAATCAAGAATTAGTGTTCAATTTTATCCTTGGATTCCTCTTTCAGAAGAATCAAGAATACCTTGTTCAGCAGATTGGGTGGTAACAATTGTTGAACCAGTGCAAAATGTAAAAAAACTTTATCGAGAGAGCTTAAATGGAAGAAACCAAGGTGATCAAAGTCCTGTTATTGTCCAGTCAGGAGATAGTAGTATCTGAGATTGAAGAAATCGCTGCAGAGTTTGGAGATCCAAATTGTAAATTAACAAAACCTTACAAAATAGTGGAAGGTGATTTACAAAAGTGGATGGAGGACTATACTGAACAAAATGAAATAATGATTAATTCTGACAAGATTGTAACTCTTGTCACTCCTAGTCCTATGATTTTTGAAAAGTATTCTAAAGTGACTTCGTGAAATTTTACACCAACATACAACTCATAGGTAATCAGTTTCTGATTCGTGGATATGAGAATGGAAAACATATTACACATCGAGAAGAATGGAAACCGACTTTGTTTGTTCCATCCAAAAGAAAAACAAAATATAAAACACTAGAAGGTGATTCTGTCGAACCAATTCAACCTGGCTTTGTGAGGGATTGTCGTGAGTTCTATAAGAAGTATGATGAGGTCGAGAACTTTAAAATATATGGTAATGACAGATACGTTTATCAATATATCTCAGAAAAATATCCAGAAGATCATATACAGTTTGATATTAAAAAGATTCGTCTTGTAACGATTGACATTGAGGTTGCTGCAGAGAGTGGTTTTCCTGACGTTGAGAATGTTGCAGAAGAATTGCTGTTAATTAGTTTACAAGATTATGCAACTAAAAAGGTTACAACTTTTGGTTCAAGACCATTTGTAAATAAAGATCCAAACGT